AACAACGCATTGAGGCCGGGGAGGAGTTCCTTAAGTAGTTGGGAACGAGAAATAGCCATGGTTCAGCCTCCTTACACGCCAGTGGCGTTCTGATACTGGTGCATACCGAAGTTCCACTTCACAATCACTTCAGTATACGAACCCAGCGAGTTTGCGGTATCCGGGACAACATCAACGATGCGAACCGGCAGGGTGTTGGTCGCCGCCGTGGTGGCCGAGATCGCAACTGCCGAATCACCAGTGATGGTCGAACCGGTGTTATCCACCAGAGCAGCGTTGAAGCCAACAGCCGCCTGAGTAACGCCACTCATCGTGGTGCCACTCGAAACGACAGCAACCTTGAACAGCGCGTCGTAGTCATCGACCACATACGCTTTGATGTCCGAGGCAACGGTGCCCGAGGGGAAATACTGCTTGAACACCTTTTGGTTGCTGTTAGGGTCGGTATACGTGCAACCCATGAACACACCAACGGGGGTCATTGCAGAGTCAGCCGGATCGCGGGTGATATAACCATTGGTCAGCTTGACGGCATCGCCAAAGAAAATGGACGTGCCTTCGCCGCTGGCGATAGCCATCAGACGGGTCGAACCGGCATACACCTGCCCACCGATCAGATTGATCGGCTTCAAGCCATACGGCTTGTCAATCGTGGGGTAAGCCATTGTTTATACTCCTAAAAATTAAGTTATTTAGTGCCCTTACCAAACGACACACCAGAGCGTTTTTCAGCGAAAAGCGGCATCCGAGCATCGTTGGCTCTCATGAAATTGTTGTCCACGGCTTCAGTCTGGGACTGAGTCTGTTGGTTAAACCATGCGTTACGCTGTTCGACCATTTCAGACGGGGCCTTGCACAACACCAGACCACCAATCTCGATACTGCCGGGAAACCGGGAGTTCGGGTCAGCGGTCATCATGATTTCCGGGTGATCTTCGGCTTTCACCGGCACCCAGCCTTCTCTAAACTTTGCGGACGCATTCGTGGGGTCAACTTGGCCCATCAAGCTAGTCCGAATCCAACGAAATTCCCAGCCGTCCTGCGGTTTGGGGGACGGGAGGGTTTGAGGGGGAACCCATGCCTGCTTGCGCTTGGCAAGTTCACGGTTTTCCAGCTCACGAGGGGTACGAGTATCAGCCATTTTGGTTCTCCAGTTTAATCAGTTCTTTCGCATACTGCTCGGGGGTCAGACCAAACTTTTTGGCCAGTGCCACCTGCGTCTGCGTCAATCGCACTTTGTTTGGCGCGGTGCTACGCGTTGCCGGAGCTACCACAGTAGCTGGTTTGCGAGGCTTCTCAGCCTTCGATTTCTGAGGCTGTTCCGGGGTTTCGTCGTCGGGCTCTTCGCCCTCGAACTCTTCCGGGAAACGCTTTCGCATTGCCTCGTCCACTCGGCGGTAATAGTCGTCTGATCGTGGATCGACACCCTGCCGGACTAGCTTTTGGTGCAGGCCAAGGGCGAGGCTAGTCATTTCCTCATCAACACCAAACCATGTATTTTTGGCCTTCCAAGCCGAAGCTTTTGGGTCAATAACCGGTTGATGTTCTTGTACCTGTTGATACTGTTCTACACCTTCTGATTCCGTTTGTAAAGGGGGTCTGCGATACTGCACCTCCTTCAACTTGATCTTAGCATCGGTCAGGGCTTCTTGGGCGTCGGCGATTTTAACCGGGTCACCTTCTTCGTACGCCTGCGCCAAACGCTGTTTGGCAGAGGTCACTTCAACGGTAACCGCCTTGGTCATCTCTTCGCTAAACACCTTCTCGCCATCGCCAACCTTCTGACGCAGCTGTTTGATCTCGGCATCGCGAATCTGAGCCAGTCGGAAGGCTTCATCGGCTTCACGGCGGGCGGCTTCCTTTTCACGGCGCTCGTCATGCCAGACTTTCTTCATCTGGGAGAGACGCTTCTTGACCTTCTCGGAATACTCTTCGAGGTCGTCTTCTTCCAGCTCCTTGACGATTTCCTTTGGCAGCGGCTCGCGGCCCTTATCCTGCGGAGGCGTGTCGTCAATAACTTCGATCTCAAGGGCGTCCGGCTCTTTGCCCTCTTCCTTCTTGCCTTCTACTTCGTCCGGGAACTTGAATGCGGGTTGGTTCATTGTTGCTCCTTATTTTCTGCGAATTCCACGGGGGTCTTCCACAACCGCTTCCACCGTGTCGTCGTTGATGATGCGGAACTCTTTGCCGTGGATGTCCAAGCGAGTGCCGGTGTTTGACCGGACAATCACAAAGTCACCTTCTTTACACCACGGACCACTTGGGAACTTGGCCTGATCCTTGTAGGCATCCGGGCCCAGCTTGATCACAAACAGGACAGTTGTGAGGATTTCCTCATGCTGCATGGTGAGGTCGGCCTTGAGAATCCCGCTGTCGTACTTCTGCTCGATGTCCGGAATAGCACAGAGAATGTGATACCCCGATGGGTCAGGCAACTGCTTGGCTTTCCGAGCGGCTTCTTCCTTCTCCGCCTCCCATTTCTCTTCAAGCGCTGTCATCGTCATCTTGTTTCCGCATCCTTTCTGCGAGGTCGTTGATGTGTTCATTTGCAAGGTTCAGACCCCGAATAACCCCACAAATGTGTCTATACTCTGCGTAGTCCTTGGCGTTGCCCGCCAACAGAAACGTAATCTGCGCGTTGCGATCCTCGTCGTTCTTGGTCTGCAACAGCGTGAGCCCATCCATTGATTAGTCCTCCTTCTTGGGTTTGCCCTTGTTAGCGGCCTGCATGCGACTTTTCTGCAAGTCGGCACCGATTTTCACACCAGTAAGCAGTTCCTCGCGTCGGCCTTTGTCGGCCTCGGCAGCGGCTTTTACAGCGAGGTCCTTCTCTTTCAGCTTGAGCTCGTCGGCTTTGGTAGCCGCGTCGATAGCCATCTTCTTCTCTTTGATCGCCACTTCCTTCTCTTTGATCTCCAGCTCCTTCTGCTGCATCTGGATGAGCGGGTCTTGGGCCTGCTGTGCGGCCTGTTGAGCCGCGGCCTCCTGTTTGTCTTTCTGCAAGAGACGCGCCGCGGCTTGCGCCGTGAGTTGAGACAGGCGTACCTCCAGCTCCTCCGGCAGTTGCTCTTCGGGATGGGGCAGGGCGCTACCAAGTTGCTTCTCGATCTCGCGGCGATACTGGAAGGCTACGTGCTCGGAGATATGTGCTGCGGCTGCGGCCATAATGGTTTGCGCCATGGGGTTTTGACCCATGATTGCGGCGATTTTCGGGTCCTGCATAGCGGCCATGTGCACAGCGATATGCGCCTCGTGGTCCTGATACATAAAAGCTTTGACCGGCTTAGCATTCATAATCGCCATGTTTTCAGAGACCGGATCAACCGGCTTCATGTCATCGTCCAGCGGCACCAGTTTGGCAGCGTTCTTGACCCCTAGCACCTCGATCATCTGACGGTGCAAGACCTTCTGGTCGTAAATCTGCGGGGCCTGCGCAGCCAGCTGCATCACGGCTTGGTACTGCACGACTTTCTGGCTCATCGTCGCAGCGTTCGGGTCGGACACGGGGATCACATCAACCATGTCGTAGTCGCTGCGCTTGGCCGAGGGCGAGCCCACATCAGGCTCGTAGCTATACTCCTCCGGCGTATTGTCCCGAATAATGTCCCGCAGGAGCTTGAACTCCTGCTTCATGGCGTAGTGGACCCGGGCCTGAACCGCGCTCATCACCTTCAGCATCCGCTCCAGAATCGCCAGCGTGGTACCCACCGGGGCTTGGGCACTCATGTCCGACACCTTCATATCCGCCGTAGCCGCGAAGCGCTGGGCATCCCCCACGATTTTGTCCATCAGCAGCACGAGGGTCTGGCTGGGCTCTTTGTAAGGGAGGGGCAAGAGGTTGTCCCGGATAGTGCCGCCCGGTACGTCCACATCTCTAAACTCGCCCGGAGCGATCGGTGTATCGTCACCCTTTACACGCAGTCCACGAGCCTTGAAGCCACCCGGCAGGTTCGCCAGCGAGCCCGCATCGACCAGCTGCCGAAGGAGCGACGTCGCCGCATGTGCATGACCACCGATCAGGTGGATCAGACCGAAACAATAGAACCCGAAGCCCGGGATGTACCCATAGTGCACCAGATGTTGACGGCGTTTCTTGGTCTCGTCCTCGGGGTCCCAGTTACGGCGGATGGCGAGAATAGTGCTGGTGCCCTTCTCGTAGGTGATGACGTACGGCACGGCAACACCGTTGTTTTCAGTGAACTTGTCCGTGTACCCCGCATCCCGCAGGTCGAAGTCCAAGTGCATCTCAATGATCTGGAACCGGTTGTCGGAGGTCGCGCTGAAGCCCTGCTCTTGCGCTTTCTGTTTCTCCACGTCGTCCAGCACCCGCACGGGGTCGCCCAAGTCAACGTCACGGTAGAACCCTGCCACCTGCAGCTTCCGCAGGTCGTTCTTGGTCTTGCGCATCCGGTGAGAAATACGCTCCGCGCTCTCCAGTGTCGTCGCGCCATACGGCACCACAATATCCTCGGTCGGCACATACATCGACACGGGCCGGTTCAGTGAAGGGTCAAAGTACACTTTCTTGAACGAATTACCCGCCAGCGCCAGTGCAAACAGTGCACGCTCATGCTCGGGTCGGAACTCCTGCATCTTCTCGGTGAGCTGGTAGTTCATGTCCTCCTTCACACGCACGGCGGCGTCTTCTTTTTCTTTGGTGTCCTTGCCAATAATCACGGTCTTGACCGGGCCTGCAGCAGGGAAGGTCTCCATGATGGTCTCGGACTGGAACTTGACCGCACTCTCCATCAGCATCGGGTGGAACACGCCACAGGCCCCGGCCCACGGCTCGGTACGCTCTTCAATCTTGATGCCCAGCAGCTTCAGGCCCTTGATGTAAGTGTCCAGCCAGTCTTTACGGCTCGTGACGTCGGCGTCAAACAGCGCGTCCAAATCAGAGGCCAACGACTGCAGTTGGCTCTCGTCCATTTTCTCTGCAATGTTTTCCTCAAACTTCGCCTCTTCTTCCGAGGTCAGTTCTTCCGGCTCACCCACATCAATCTCGATCTCGACTTCGATTTCCGGTTCCGCGAGGATTGCGAGCCCAGCCGGGGCTTCATACAGTGCTTTATCGACGGCCATTTAAAACCCCTTCTCAATAATACCCCGCATACCTGCGGCGTTTGAAAAACTTCGGTTCATCAGGCTCGTCTTGCTGTAATCTCACGAACCCACCTTGTCGTACACGCATCAGCGCCAACGTCACCGAGTCCACGTAGTCATCATGCTGACCTGCCGGGAACGCTGCCACCTCGTCAATAACCTCTTCCGCCCAACGGGTTCTCGGCACCCACACGATACCAGAGCGGAACATATCTGACACGCTGTTTAACCGTGCAATTTTATCCTGACCCCGGCTCGGGGTATACTCTCCGACCACCAGCCCCATCTGACGCAGCTCATAGATCAGGGGTGCACCCGAGGCTTTCTTCTCAACGATCAGTGCATCCGGCGTCCACTCATCGTGGTGTTTCTTGGCTATTGCCTTCAGCTCCGGGAACTCCATCCGGTCCTTGAACGCATCGAGCAGGATGATCTGTACTGCCCCGGGCCTAGCCGGGTCCTCTCCCTCCGGCCACCACACCCCCCACGTCGTACAGGCGGAGTAGTCCGATCGGGTTGTTTTCTCGAAGGCCGTGTCCCATGCCTGAATCACGAACTGACACTGCGGAGGCGTGTCCTCCTCCCACCACTGCCACCACTCCCGCTTGACAATCGCCCCCTCTTCCGAGGTGGGGTTCTGCATGTACTGCGCACTCCACTGATACGTCGGCATCGACGCCTTGGTTCTCAGGAGCGCCGCAAGGGGCCACTGCTCCGGCCACAACGAGTGCTGGGTAGTTACGGTTTTTGTGACGGTGTGCATGGGCGAGGTGGGGTCGTCCGGGTCCTCCGGTTCTTCAACGAGCTGCTCTTCTTGGCGCTCTAATATCGCAGGGAACTCCACGATCTCGAACTGATCCGCGCCCTCATTCACAGTCATGTCATGCACCAACCGGCCCGTCAGGTCGTTCGTCGCCCACCGGGTCTGCACCACAGCCACACGTCCTCCCGGCATCAAGCGCGTCCGCGCACCGGTCGTATACCACTCGTAGGCTTTGTCGAAGACGTCAAGGTTGCCGTTGATGATGTCCTGTTCATTATGTGGGTCGTCAATCAGCAGCAGGTCGGCACCACGTCCAGCGATCGCACCACCCACACCCACGGCGAAGTATTCACCTCCGAAGTTCGTGTTCCACCGTCCGGCGCTCTTGGAGTCTTGGCTCAGCTCGATGTGGGGGAAGAGTTCGCGATATGCCTCGGAGCCCACCAGATTTCGCACCTTTCGACCGAAGTCCACCGCCAGATCAGCAGTGTGGGAGACCATCATGACCTTGGCATCGGGGTAGTTTGCGATGAACCATGCCGGATAGTAGTACGAGACTAGCAGCGATTTGCCCATCCGCGGTGCCATGTTGACGCATATCCGGTCTTTTTCACCCCGGGCGATGGCTTCGAGCAGGTTCGCGAGGCGTTTGTGGTGTCTGCCGACCTTGTATTTGTTGTCTATGTACAACACAAAGTCCAAAAGGCTCAATTTGGCCTGTTTTTTGACCTTTCTGGCAGCTAATTCGTCCAAAAGCTCCAGAACTCGCTCTTTCTCCTGCCGCGGAAGCGTGGAAATCAGGCTTGGATCGCGCTGAATGGCTTCGAGGGATGGTATGGGCACTGGACTTAGGGCTTGTCGTCGAACACAGCAGAGGGATCGTCCGGGCTTCTCACGTCCACTGCAGCCTGCAGCTGCTCGATCGGGGTCTTGGGCTCTTCAACCGGTACTTCTTCTGCGTCCACGACGTCGGCGTGGCCCATGTACACCTCCAGCCGCTGCCGGATTTCTGCCTCAAGCTCTTCGTCAGTCTTGGTCTTGTGGGTGATCTCGATCTTTTCCGTGAAGAGGCCGACATCCTTGACTTTGCCCAGCAGCTCCAGTGCTTTGAGGCGTGCTTTGGGGTCGGGGCTATCGGATTCTTCGATCAATTTGTTGGTGGTATATGCCCGCAGCCTAACGGCTACATTCACGATCTCTTCGTCCAGCTCAGCCAGCACCCGATCAAGCCGTTTTACCGCAGGGCGGGAGTATTTGTATGTCTGGGTCAGGGTCTTGTTAAGCGTGGCCGGTGTTGCTTCAGGGTCGGCTAGGTCCAGCACCGCCTGATTCATGGCTTTTTGCTCAATTTGGGCAAGGGGGTCGGGTGCGTCGAACAGCTCGTCAACGTCCGTGGTGCTGTTCGGATAGGGGTCTGCAGCTTCGTTCAGTACGTGGAACGTATGGACGGCCAACTTAGCCCGTTCAATCAGGGAGAGATTTTGGATTTTCGCCGCCTGTTCGGGCGGGATGCTGTGATCGATTTGTGGGTGTAGTTCAAGCATGCAGGTGGTTTGCACCAGTTTTGTCATTTATATAGTAGCGGGTGGGGCATGTCAAGGAGGTTAGGAGTCCCATAAGGGGGTGTTTCTATATAGAGGGGGTGGGGGTCTACATTCCAGAAAAAGGCACGATCGCTCCAAAAATAAGCACGATGGGTTAATAGTCGACTGTATAGTGTGGGTATTAGGGCGAGTTTGAAAAATGCAGAGTTAATCGTGCAGAACATAGTGTTAGAGCAGGCAGCACGGGACTCCAAACTGTATTGGGTTGGTGGGGGATGGGTGGGATCGGCGCTGGACGAAAAAAAGCCCGCCGGTTAGGGCGGGCGCAGGACGAAAAAAAGCCGCCCCGAAGGGCGGCGAATGTGGGACTGGTGCGGGTTACTTAGCCTTGAATACCGCGTTCGTGCGGGCCGCGCAATCCTTCCAAGCGGCCATCAGCGCGGTAACATCCGCGCCATTCTTGCCATCATCGCGGCGAATTTTGGCAATGCCCGATTCGAGGATATCCGAGAGGACTTGGTGCAATCCTTTGCGCTCTGCCGGGCCGCGTTCCTCGCGCAGCTTGGCGGTTTCGATCCCTCGCCGGATCGCGGCCAGCGTGTTACGAATGTATTTTTTCGCCAAGTGGATGGCGGCTTTGTCCGCGTTCGATTTGATGGTCTTGCCAGCGTCCGCGTTGGCAATCAATTCACGGTCGCGGGCACTGAATCGCGGCGCATACATGATAGCGGTTGTGACTTCCGCCACCAGTGCGTCGTTAGTCTGGCCGGACTTCTTGTCCAGCATCGCGGCGGTGAAACCCGCATCGTGCAGCATCGCGCCGACTTCGCTGGCGCTCTCTGCAGACTGAATTACGCCGTCCGCCGTAGCCTGAACCGCGGCGACCATGTCCGCATTCAGCAGCTTGAACTCCGGCACTACCTGTTTCGCTTTACCCATTTTGAACTCCATTTAAAAACGGGGGAAGGGAAAACCCCTTCCGCTACCGTAAGCATAGTATGCCACGAAACAAGCTGTAACGCAAGTTTTACAGGTTGAGTAATAACCCTATTCCCGAGTCCGTCTTTCAAAGACGGACTAAATCACTCAGGTATTCCCCACGCGCCCGCACTCACACCACCACGCCGAGCACCCCCCCACGCCCCCCGACACCCGTTGGATGAGCCGGAGGCAAGCTTCGCAGCAGCCGGAGGCGCTGTTGGTTTATAAGTTGTTGATTCTGCGTGGAACATTGGTTAAGTGTTTGATTATGTGTGGAACATTGGGAAAAAGTGAGCTAAGTCCTTGATGTTCCAAGATGTTCCATCAAAAATGCCCGAAAAGCCTTTAAAATCATCATGTTCCAAATGTTCCACGTTTCCAGAGGAGAGGCGCTGAAAAATTTAGAGGCCGTTGGAACAGGATCACGCGCAGCACTTCCCCAAAAAGCACAAATTTCCCCCAGCCGTCTCCTCCCCAGAAATCCGGAACATGGAACAGCACTTCATTTATTTTTTTATAATTTTTCTAATCTATACTACTACTACTATTTATTAAATAAATAAAACAATAACTTACACACACATCCTAACTCATGCCGAACCCGTTTCACTTTAACTTTGCAATGTTCCATCTTCCGTTCCATGCCAAAAATCATGGAACACGCCCCAAAACCCCCCCAAATTGTTCCACATCAAATCAAGCACTTGCAAAACTCCCATTTCTAACTCATTGATTTTAAAGCTGGAACAAAATGAGCACACACTAACGTCAACTACAAACAAATCTAAGCCGAACACACTGAAACCCCACCCGACTCAACAAAACCCACCATGACACCCGTCCGAAGAGCCGGAGGCAAACCCC